GAAGAAGCAGACATTCTAGTCTTATAAATAAAAATACCCCCAAGAATTACCAAGGGGGTATTGTTTATAATTTTTAGGACTTACAAGGATACTTGCTGTACCATTCTTGGTACCGTGGTCCATTCACAGAACTCCATGCTGACCAATCTTTACCACCCTTAGTCATGTGAAATGTTATTTGTGAATTAGTAACTGGGTTAAATAATTCAACGTTAGAGTCAAGATCGAATTTTTCTCTACGATCAGGACCCAGTTTTCCTATCATGTTTATTTGAAATACTCCATAAGAACTATCTCCAGTTTCTGAGTTGCCATTAAAAGCAAAAGGTCTTCCATTAGATTCAGCCTTTGCAATTGCACATGCTGTTCTTAATTTATCACCTTTAAACCCTATAGCCTTCAATAGGTCAACTAACTGGCTATCAGTTAATTTATGAGCATTTTCATATTTTTTTAATATACTCTCCTTAGAAACCAGAAAAGCCCCTGTAGGGGCTGGAACGGCTTCAACGGAGGGTTTAGTCAATAAATTATTATCTAAAGCATTAGCAGAATTGCTAAAAGGCGCAACCAAACCAACGATAGATAGTAACCCCAACCAAACCTTCTTTTCAATGTTTCTCATTAGTGTTACCTCCTTAGAAACAAAAACTACCTTTCGGTAGTGTATTAATTATAACATGATTTGATGAATTGAGTCAAGTTTATCAATACCGTCGCATATTTTATTAAAAATATACTATCATCAAGTGGTATAATAATAAGATTATGGCAACAGGTGCAACCGCAAATTATGATCTTCCTTATCCGCTCTCTAGCGATCCAGTAGACATCCATGGAGATTTACAGGATTTAGCAGAACAAATTGAACTTATTTTACCTATTCTTGTAAATCATACAATAGAGGTTAGAAATATAAGTGGTGCAACAATTGCAAAAGCAACACCAGTTTATGTGACTGGGTTTAATACAAAAACAACAATTGGAAAATGTGACTCTGATAATATTGCTACATTCCCAGTATTAGGATTAACTAGTTCTGCAATTGGAAATAACTCAGATGGTGTTGTTACTATCTCTGGAGTAATTCTTGATGCAAATACAACTTCTTTTACCGCTGGAAATGTTCTTTATGTTGCAGATGGTGGGGGATTAACAGCAACACAACCAGCAACTGGTTCTGGTGCGGTAGCAATAGTAGGAAAGTCTAACGCAACAACTGGAATATTAGTTGTTGGTCAGCCAAAAGGCAACGGCACATGGGGATCACTGAAAGCAGGTTTATCATAATGGCAATACTTAGATCACAACAACAAAGTTCTTATTCTGTTGGCTTAACACCACCTACCGTAACTTGGACGGTAGTTAGAGGAGACACCGCAGCATTTAGAGTATATGTAACAGATGACAACAAAGATCCATTAGTAATTGAAGACTGGACAATTGCAATGGAAATTAAAAGACCAAACACTAAGCCTGGAGAGTTTACAGATGATGCAGAGTTAGTTGTAGAATTAGCGCCTTCTCCAACAGAAACAGATTTAGACGGAGAGTTTACAGTTTCACTAAGTGCAAATGATTCAACAATGCTAGAGACTGGCGATATTTTTGATATTGAATTAAGTGATGAGAGTAGGGTTTGGACGGTAGCCAGAGGAACAATGATAATTATTGAAGATGTAACAAATAGCGAGTCGTAATGGCTTCAGCAATAATTATTGATACCACAGTACAAAAAATAAAAACAATTAAAAGCATAGAGTATCCAATTGCAAAAATAGTTCCTATTCAAAACGGTATTTCCATTAATGAGGTTTTGCCATTTAGGATTAGATTTACTACAATTGGAATACCGTCCTCATATTCAGGGGTGCCTGGAATTGGGCTTCAAATAATCGGAATCAATAACTATATTCTTTAATAATGTGATATAATTTCCATATGGCAAGAACATCACTCTCAGCAGTCAAATCACTATTTCAAACTGGGGATAGACCCACAGAGGCAAACTATGTTGATTTAATTGATACCTTATCAGCCCAATCAACAGACTTGGGCAGTTTTGGAAATAACGAATCAACAATAAACGGAATTGAAAACTCAACAGTATTTGATAACTTTGCAGCAAGTGAGTTCAGATCAATGAGATATATAATCTCAATTAAAAAGACTTCTGGAGGCGCAAATAAATATTACGCCACAGAGATGAATATTCTTGTAGACGGAACAGATGTTTCAGTTACAGAATATGCAACAATTGATAATGATGGGAATATTGGCACCATCTCTGTTTCAAGGGCTGGGGATACAGTTTCACTAACTGTCGTTCCAGTGGGCGGACAAACCCCTATAACTCTACGCTACATGCGTATGGGATTAAAGGCTTAACTAAGGAGATAAAAGATGGCAACCGTAACAAAAGATTTTAGAGTAAAAGCGGGAATTGTAGTTGAGGGATCAACTGCGACCGTTAATGGAAAGAACGTAGTCACAGCAGGCATTGTAGATGCTAAAGGTGATTTATTAGTAGGTAGTGCAGACGACACAATTATTAGATTACCAGTTGGTGCAACCAATGGACACGTTTTAACAGTAGATAGTTCAACTGCATCAGGATTAGCCTATGCAGCACCAGCAGCAGTTGGTGTTTTTGGAGAAAATATTGTTTTCGAGGGTGCAACAGCAGATGATTATGAGACAACTGTTACTGTTGCAGACCCAACAGCAGATAGAACAATTACACTTCCAAATGCAACTGGAACGGTAGTTCTTAAAGACACAACTGACACACTTACAAATAAGTCAATTTCATTAAATACAAACACAATTACAGGAACAAAGGCAGAGTTTAACACAGCAATGTCAGATGCAGATTTTGCAACTATTGACGGTACTGAAACTCTTACAAATAAGACACTTACATCACCAACAGTAAGTGGACTATATTTAAGCGATGGATCAATTGTTGTAGAAGGCGCAACTGCCAATAGTCACGAGACTACACTTCAATTCACTGATCCAACTGAAGATCGTACAATTACATTTAAAAATGAAAGCGGTACTGTAGCATTTACTGCAGATATTCCATCACTTTCAGGATATGTAACTGAGTCTGGAACACAAACATTAACAAACAAAACACTGACCTCACCGTTAGTGTCTGGTTTATCTATTACAGATGGATCAATTGTTGTAGAAGGTGCGACAGCAAATGATCATGAAACTACCCTTCAATTTACAGATCCAACAGCAGATCGTACAATTACATTTAAAGATGAAACTGGTACAGTAGCATTTACTGCAGATGTAGATACAAGACTAGCAACCGCTGGCGGTACAATGTCTGGTGCAATTGCAATGGGTACAAACAAGATCACAGGTCTTGGAACTCCAACAGATGCAGCAGATGCAGCAACAAAGGCTTATGTAGATTCAGCAGCACAAGGCATTGACTGGAAAGCATCAGTACGTGCAGCAACAACTGGCAACATAACACTTGCTTCTGCTCTTGAAAACGGAGATACTCTTGATGGAGTAACTCTTGCAACTGGAGATCGTGTTCTTGTTAAGAATCAATCAACTGGTTCAGAAAACGGTATTTATGTAGTTAAAGTATCTGGTGCTCCAGATCGTTCTACTGATGCAGATACAGGCGCAGAACTTACTTCAAATTTTGCGGTATTCGTAGAAGAAGGAACTGCTAACGCTGATCAAGGTTATGTATTAACTAATGATGGCGCAATTACAGTTGGAACTACAGCCCTTACATTTACCCAATTTACTGGCTTAGGACAAGTAGTTGCAGGTGATGGTCTTGCTAAGACAGGAAATACATTAAACGTTACCGCTGGAACTGGTATTAGTATTACTGGTGATGCAGTTACAAATGATGGTGTACTTTCAATTACTGGCACAGCAAACCAAATTACTGCAAGTGCATCAACAGGTGCAATTACATTATCTGGTCCACAAGATTTACATTCAGCAGCAACCCCTACATTTGCAGGAGTTAACGCAGGATCTGGAAATGTTACAGCAGGATCTATTACACTTACAGATGCTCTTCTTGGAACTGCTACAGCAACTGCATCAACTTCAGCAACAACAATTGACACATGGTCAGCAACTACTTATTCATCTGCAAAATATATTGTTCAGATGAAAAAAGCAGGGAATATTGAAGTAATTGAATTATTAGTTACTGTAGATGGAAGCAACAACGTTTACTTAACAGAGTATGCAGATGTAATCAGCAATACTGAACTTGGAACAACAAACGCTGTTTATGACAGTGGAAACGTTCTACTTCAGGTAACTGGTGCATCATCAGATACTGTTGTTAAGGTAAACAAAGTTTACATCGAAGCATAATTAGAAAGAGGTAGATTGTGGCAACCGTAAATAAAGACTTTAAAGTCAAACATGGTTTGAACGTAGCGCTAGGCGGTACTTTCGGAGATGTTGTTACAGTTGCCACACCTACTCAAAATGCACATGCTGCTACAAAACTTTATGTAGATACAGTTGCTGGTGCTCCAACAATGCCTGTTGGTGCTACTCCACCAGTTTCTCCAGTTAATGGAGGATTGTGGTTTGACACGTTAACAGAAAGAGTTCATGTTTACTATTCTGGCGAATGGTATCCAATGGCAACTCTTGAAGACGCAGAAACACTTCAGGATCACATTCACGATACAGCAATTGACGGAAGTGGTTTAATCGTAAGTACTTTTATTAGTGGCGGAGCATACAATGAACCAGGTGTTCTTGTAAGTGCAGGGCTATACAATACAGCATCATTTGAGGCAACATATGATGGTGGAACGGCTATTGATAATTTTAATTAATTATCTGTTATAATATATACATATCAAAGGAGCATAAATGGCAACCAGAATGCAACAGCGCAGAGGAACTGCTTCACAGTGGACATCTGCTAATCCAGTATTAAATGCTGGAGAACTTGGGTGGGAGTCAGACACTAATAAATTTAAAATCGGTGACGGAACAAATCACTGGGCAGATCTAGATTATTTTATTGACGCTAACTCAACAGTTAACCCTGCTTTTGGTACAAGCATTGTTTTTGAAGGTGCTACCGCTGACTCATATGAGACTACCCTTCAAGTAACAGACCCAACTGCCGATAGAACTATTACTCTTCCAAATGTTGATGGTACAGTTATTACAACTGGAAACCTTTCAGACATTACTAACATTGGAGTATTTACTTCAACAATCACAATGGAAGGTTCTACAGCAAATGACTTTGAACTTACACTTTCTGCTGGAGACCCAACTGCTGATCGTACAATTACATTCCCAGATTCTACTGGAACTGTAGCACTTACAAGTGATATTACAGTAACAGCATCATCAACAAATACGTTTTCAAACAAGTCAATCTCACTTGGTTCAAACACTGTTACATCAACTCTTGCTGAATTAAATACAGCAATTAGCGATGCAGATGTAGCCACACTTGCTGGAACAGAAACTCTTACAAACAAAACATTAACTACACCAACAATAAATGGACCTACAATCACTGCTACTGGACAAACACCAACTATTCACGGTATATATCTCCCAGCACCACATAACATCATATTTGAAGGTACAACAGCAAATGATTTTGAAACAACTTTAGAGGCTGGAGAACCAACAGGAGATCGTACAATTACTCTTCCAGATGCATCAGGAACAGTTGCTTTAGTTGCAAATGTAGCAGCGCTTTCAGGAGCAACATTTACTGGAGCGGTATCAGGAACAGATTTAACTCTTTCTGGAAATTTAACTGTAAACGGAACAACAACAAATATTAACTCAACGAATCTTGTAGTAGAAGACAAGAATATCGTTCTTGCAGATGTAACATCACCTACAGATACAACTGCAGATGGTGGCGGTATAACATTAAAAGGCGCAACAGACAAAACCTTTAACTGGGTAGATGCTACAGACTCATGGACATCTTCAGAACACTTATTCCTTTCTGCCACTAAAGAACTTAGACTTGCAGATACAGATTCAAGTCACTATGTTGGTTTTAAATCTCCAGGAACTGTTTCAGCAAATAAAGTATGGACACTTCCAGCAACAGATGGTTCAGCAGGACAAACCTTATCAACAGATGGCTCTGCAACTTTATCTTGGTCAACACCAGCACAAGGTGCAGCATTTAGCGAATTAATGTTGATTGGTGCATAGTACTTTATAAAATACAAAGCACTAACTCTTAACTAGAGATTAACACGCCCTAAACAAGCGTGTTTTTCTTTTTAATTCTATGATATACTTAACACTACTTTGGATTTTACAAAGTACTTATAATATTAATAGAAAGTTGGAACATAAATGTCAGATATCTTTTCTTTTCGTTTAACAGATGAATTCGTAAACAAGTATGTTGGAGTGTCAGCACCCTTTGGTTTTACAGACGCAGGCTCTAACTCATTAGGCGAAATCACCTTTATACGTACATACTCTCGTATGAAAGAAGACGGTACAAAAGAAAGATGGCATGAGGTTTGTAAGCGGGTAATTGAAGGAATGTATTCAGTACAAAAGAACCACGCTAAAGATAATCGACTACCTTGGAATGATAACAAGGCTCAGAAGTCTGCTCAAGAAGCCTATGATCGTATGTTTAATTTAAAATGGACTCCACCAGGTCGTGGTCTATGGGCATTTGGAACCCCCATGACTATGGAAAAACGTAACTCTGCATCCCTACAAAATTGTGCTATGGTTTCTACTCGTGATATTGATCGTAATGATCCAGGAGCCTTATTTGCATGGGTAATGGATGCTTTAATGCTAGGTATAGGTGTAGGGTTTGACACTATTGGTCAAGACAAAGAAATGCCTATTTATGCCCCAACAGAACCAGAAAATGTATGGGAAATTCCAGATACTCGTGAAGGCTGGGTAGACTCTGTAAGAATGCTTTTAAACTCATATCTTCGCCCTAATCAGGCTATACAAAAGTTTAACTATGATCTTATCCGTCCTCTAGGTGCCCCTATAAAAGGCTTTGGAGGGGTTGCTAGCGGTCCAGCACCACTAATTGCACTACATAACAAGATAGACGCAGTAATTGGCGGTAGAGTGGGAGAAAAACTTGATTCCCGTGCAATAGTAGATATTGTTAATCTTATTGGTACATGTGTTGTTTCTGGTAATGTTCGTCGTTCTGCTACCTTGGCTTTAGGACTACCAGAAGATAAAGATTT